GTCGAGAACATTCTAGCTTGTATCAACGAAGAGACAGCAGGGATGGACTACAACGAGCGGGCTATGGTGCTGCTGCTCGTGATGGAGCTCATCAAGTGCGCCGTGGAGCTTGACATTCTCGATACGCTCAGGCCGAGAAAGCGGAAGGAGGGCGGCGATGACTAGCGACAACCGAACGACCGAGCTGCGCGAGAAGTTGGAAGCGGATGTACGTCAATACGTGCTCGACGCATGGGCGCAAGGCTGGGAAGCAGGGCAGCACGACGATATGGACTGCTGCAACTTCTACATTTCTGATATGCGTGCGCTGCTCGACCGCCAAGCTGCGATTACCGAGCGAGAATGTTTTGAACGTGCAGCGAAAAGCGACTGGTTAGGGCAGCACCTCCACGCCGTCATGGCGGAGAACCGCGAGCTGCAAGCTAAGCTGGAAGAGCTGGACGCCGAGCTGGGGAGCGGGACGCTGACAGCCGAGCAGGTGCGTGAAGCAATCAAGAAGCATGCGGAAGATGATTCCTGCTACATCTTCGAGGTATACGGTGAGATGTGTGGCCCAATCGCCGACGAGCTGAACGCGATGCTGGGTGTCGGGAAGCCGACGACGGACGTGGCCGAAAAAGTGAAAGAGCTGCGGTTGGCGTCGCTCAAGTTCCCACCGAACATCCGCCGCAAGGTGAATATAGCCCTAAACGGAATCGAGCAGGCAATCGCCGACGAGCTGAACGCCGAGCTGGGAATCGGGACGTACATCGCGTTGCCGACGGATGTAGCAGGTGAGCCGATTCACATTGGAGACGTGCTGGAAAGCACGAATGCCTTCAAGAACTGGTGCGTGGTCGTGGGAATCGGAGATGCCACGAAGCACGACCATATCATCTACGTGAAGTTCGAGGCTGCGGGAGACATCTCGCAGACCTGGGCAAGCAAATTCATTCACCGCAAACCTGATGCCGAACACGGCGAACGGAAGGCGGTGAAGCGATGAGCAGGTTAAGCGAGTTCCCAACGCAGGAACAGTTAGATGCCATGAACAAGGACGAGCTAAACGAACTCTGGAAACGCTTGATAGACGAATGCAACCTCCGCGAGGGCGCTATAGCGTGCAGGGCGTTGGCCATTGGGCAGGCGTTTGCGAAGGCGGTGAAGCGATGAGCGAGTACATCGTGGACGTCGAAGAACAAAGATGGTGCGGCAGCTTGACGTGTGGTGAAAAAATCGTGCGTTGCCGCGATTGCAAGCACTTCACCACGAAGGGAACGTACAGATTCGGGGACGGAAGGATGAATGAGAACTATTGCAAGTACATTCGTGGATGGATGATGCAGATAACGCCTGACGGCTACTGCGCCTGGGGGGAGCGGAAGGAGGGCAAATGACCTGCAAGCACTGCACGATGCGTGAGGTAAAGCGCGGCAACGTCATTTACTCCGAGGGCGAGAGATACGACGACCCACCGTTTCACACGGCATCCATCGAAGAAGACTATGACGGATTCTGGCTATGGTGTGAGCGGCGCAATCTGTATGACGATTGCACAGAATTTGCGTGCATCCCGATTCGTCACTGCCCGTGGTGCGGCCAAGAATTGAAAGGGGGCGGCGATGAATAGAGACAGGTGGGATGACATGTGCGATCGGTTGATGTTGCTCGACAGCAGCGTGTTAGCGAAGATCTCAGCCGATGAGGGTATTGACGTCGGTGGCTGCAATACGAAGCGGCAGCTGGCAGAGGCGATCTCGAAGCACCGCCAGTTGAAGGCTGAGGAAGTCGAGAAGGACTCGCATGACGGAAAGGTGTCTTCTTGGAGGCAGTACAACAGCGTCAGGAAGATGAAGTACAGGGAGAAAGCGAGCGCGTTCAGATGATAGGGAGAGACAGGTCGCAGATCAGGCAGAAGGCGAGGAAAGCGTCTAACGCCATGCGAGAGGTGATGTGCGACATCGAAGGCGGCGTCTGCGTCGAATGCGACAGCTTCGAAGTCGTGAAGACGAACTACAAGACGAAGCCGTACAAATTCTACTGCAACAAGAAGGGCTTGTTCGTCGACCCGCTGGTCGGATGCGAGGAGCGTCGGGTATGAGTAAGCACAGTAAGATGAAGGCCAGGTGCGACGAGATCAAAGCCTTGACGTGCGGTAAGTGCGAGGTAGAGCCAGACGGATGCCATGGGATAGGTTGGTGCTCGAAATGCTGGGAAGCGTCGAAGAAGAATACGCGAAGCTCAAAGCAGAGTACGCAAGGCAGTTCGTAGAAGAGGCTGCCGGAGCGGCTGAGCAGCTGAGGGTGTACGACGTGCTGATCTCAGACGCCGAGCGCGACTGCAGTGGGATCGGAGGCGTGTCGTACGACAAAGCCGGCACGAACCCGAACGCGTACGTCGACGGAGTGCACGACCAGGCGATGCGCATGTCTTCGAGCCTTGCGAGGTGGAGAGACGGGCGGAAGTCCGCAGCTGCAGTCGTAGACGCGGCTTCCAGGGCTATCGCAAACGTGCCGGACGTCAAGAGCCGCCAGCTGCTCGAGCTCAGGTACCTCGACGGGTTCTCGTGGAAGCATGTCGCGTCGACGATGGCGTTGAGCGAGTCGAGGGTCAAGCACATGAGGTTCGACGCGCTCGTCTCGCTCCATGACTTCATGCCGGAACGCTTCAGGCTGCCTTCATACGACGCGTTCGAGCGCGCATAAGCACTTATTGACACGGTTTTGCCTGCCATACGCGTGGTATGTTCACAATGCGGGCGCCAGCCCGCGAGCAACCCGCCGCCTGCGAACGCATCGGGTTACATGTATTTGGGTTCCCACTCCTTCCTAAACGCTGCATTGGCTCGGTGCGAGGCGGCGAGTTGCGCTTCGTTGTTTCAATGCGATGCGGTGGTGTGCTATGGGCGCGAGGGGAGACACTAGGAAGAGGCGCAAGCTCAAGGCGAAGCTCGCGCAAAGCGAGCATGAGTGCTGGTTGTGCCTCGGTTATTACGGGCCGCTCGACCTGTCGCTGCCGTACAGGCACATGCTCGCCGTCGAGATCGACGAGGAAATCCCGTTCTCGAAAGGCGGCGACCCGTTCGACAAGCATGGAACGCACCTCGTCCACAGGTTTTGCAACCTGAAGAAAGGCTCGAGAGTGCTACCCCGGGGTGCTTTTTCGGAAGGAGTCGAGAGCTACTTCGAGAAAAGGCACGGCATGCGAGTTGACGGCGGGCATGGCGGTCATGCGAAACCGGAGCCGTCTCGCAATTGGTAGCCGTGCGGGTATGCCCCCGGGGCCTGTCACGGACATCGGCGGCAGGATGTGAAAAACACACACAGGGCGTTTTTCAGCCCCGGAGGGGAGGTTTTTTGGCCCGGCAGAGCATCAAATCGACAACTGAGAAATGGGATCGTCTGGAGTCGCTCAAAGCACTCGCCTTGAACCTGGCGGAGAGCTTGGACGACCCAGACGACTCTCATTCTAAGGCGCAGCTCGCGAGGCAGTACCGCGAGACGCTTCGGGAGATCGACGAGATCGAGGAGGGCAATGGCGACGACGAGATCGCGGCGATTATCAGCCGCGCCAGTGACGGGAAGCCAGCGTCCGACTAACCTCGTCGTGCCGGAGTTCTCGCGCAGCGAATGGCGGGAGTGTTACGACATATGCAAAGCTGGAGGCGTCGAGCTCCTCGAATGGCAGAGCTCAGTCCTCGAGGGCTGGCTCGGCAGGACGCCTTACGGCAACTGGTCGGCCAGCGTCTGCGGCCTCTCAGTGCCGCGCCAGAACGGCAAGTCGCTCGGCGTCGTCGAGCCTAGGGTCAACTACGGGATGATCGCGCACGGCGAGGTCGTCCTCTACACCGCCCAGCTGCAGAAGACCGCGACGGAGACGTTCGAGGACATGGCGAGCTTCTTCGACCAGCCGAAGTTGAGGAAGTACGTCAAGGACATCAAGTACGCGCTAGGCCGCGAGCAGATAATCCTGAAGAATGGCGGGCGCGTGAAATTCCTGGCGCGCACTCGCAACGGCGGCCGCGGCCAGCACGGCGACCTGCTGATATTCGATGAGGCTTTGGAGCTCTCAGACGAGGACCAGGCGAGCTTCCTGCCCGCCATCTCCGCGAGCTCCAATCCGCAGACGATATACGCGTCGAGCCCTCCAGACGAGGCGCACGACGGCTTCGTGTTCCGCGCTATCAGGGACAGGGCCTTGAGCGGCGTCAGCAAGAAGACGGCATGGGCCGAATGGGGCGTCGATGAAGTCGGCAACCTGTCCGACAAGGAACGCTGGTACATGACCAACCCGTCTCTCGGCATACTCATCTCCGAGGAGACAGTCGAGGGTGAGTTCGAGCAGATGATACCAGAGAAGTTCGCGATCGAACGCCTTGGATGGTGGCCTCCAGTCGCGCAGATCAGCAAGGTCATCGACGTCGTCAAGTGGTCGGCGTCGGCGACGAGCCTGGACGGCGGCGACGACGGCATGCCGCTGCCTCCGACTGACGACGAGATCTCGAAGATCGCCATCGGCGTGAAGTTCGCGCCTGACGGAGGCCGTGTCTGCGTGGCGATAGCCGCACTCAAGAAGTCAGACAGAGCGCTGCCTTCGATGCACGTCGAGCTCCTGTTCGACGAGACGACGTACGAAGGCCTCGAGACTGTCGTCTCCTGGTGCGTCGACCGCAAGGACAAGATCGCGTTGACTGCAGTCGACGGCAAAGCCGGAGGCCAGGACTTCTGCGACAGCCTGAGGAAGTACGAAGTCCCGAAGAAGGCAGTCCACCTCATGACGGCGAGCGAGGTCGTCAGCGCGGCGACGAAGATGGTCAACGCGCTCAACGAGCACAGGCTCACGCACCACCCAGACAAGATCTTGGACAACTCTGCGGCTACAGCCGAGAAGCGGAAGATCGGCAACGACGGTTACGGCTTCGGAGGCGAGTCGCTCCCGATAGAAGCTGCTGCTGCCGCGATATGGGCAGTCGCGACGACGAAGCGGAACCCGATGCAAGGAGAAATGATCGGATGACGGAACTCAGCAACATCGCGTACGCCGAGGGCTTGGACAAGGAGCGCAAGCGCACGCTCGACGCGCTCCTCGACGTCTACAACAAGGTCAACGGGCCGGCTGGCCGCAACGCCGTGCGCAGGAAGTTCTTCGAGGGCGACGTCCAGCCGAAGGACATCGGTGTGTCGACAGTCCCAGAGGAAGTGCGCGAGCAGATCAAGGAAGCGTGCGACTGGCCGCGCCTCGTCGTCGAGTCGGTGTCTGAGCGCAGCTGCTTCGAGGGCTTTGAGTTCGAGGACGGCGGCGTCGACGAATCGCTGGCTGTCGTATGCCGTGACAATGCGATCGCCGCGAACTACACGAGGTTCCTACCGTCTCAGCTCGTGCACGGCTGCATGGCTGCAACCGTGAACAAAGGCAGCGGCAACTCCGTCAACGTGCGCTACCACTCAGCCGAGAATTCGGCGATGATCTGGGACATGTGGCATGACAGGCTCGACTGCGGTTTCGTCATCGCCGACATGCGCAGGACAGAATGGAGCCCGCATAAAGCAATCCCAGTGCAAGTCAACATGCACGAGGCTGGGCTCGTCACTGTCTTCAGGGCTGTCGACGCCGTCAAGTGGACGGCCGAGACGTTCCCGACGATGATGGACCGCCCGATGATGGAGGCGTTCAGGTTCGAGGCCGACGGCGACAACCCGCTCGGCACGAGCCGCATCAGCGACGCGATCATGTCCTACACGAACGATGTGCTCCGAACGCTGCAGGACATGGCCGTGTCGGCTGCGTTCTACGCCGCCCCGCAGAAGTGGATGGTCGGCCTTAACAAGGCGTCGTTCGAGAAGCTGACGAAAGACCCGGAGGCCAAATGGGACACTGCGATCGGAGCGATGCTGATCGCCGCGCTCAACGACGAGGGCGAGCCTCCGAGGCTCGGCCAGTTCTCGGCGGCGTCGCCGCAGCCGTACATCGACCAGCTCAGGGCGTACGCCATGCTCGCGAGCGGTTCTGCCCGCGTGCCGGCTGACGTCCTCGGCATCATACACGACAACCCGACGAGCGCAGAAGCTATCGAGGCAGCTCGCGAGAGCGTCTGCACGAAAGCGAACAACCTCAACGCCAGTAACGGCGAGAGCTTGCGCAACGTCGCACTCATGGCGATGGCCGTGCGCGACGGCGTGTCGATCGACGGCCTCAGCGACTACCAGAAGACAGTCGAGGCGAGGTTCGCGTCGACGAGGTTCTACACGCTCGCAGAGTCGACTGACGCCGCCACGAAGCTGGCGTCGATCGTGCCTGAGTTCCCGTACACAGTCGACTTCTGGACGATGAGGGGTTGCAGCCTCAGCAAGGCGAAGCAGATGGTCTCGCAGCTCAATTCGATCAGGCAGCAAGGCAACGTGACTGACGCGCTCAACGCGATCCTCACACAGGACGAGCGAGAGTTCGAGGAGCAAGGAAGCCTGTTAAATGGCGAAGAATCGTAGCGGCGAATTAGCCAGTGCGCTGGAGGCATGCTCGCGCATGGCCCAGGAAGATGTCAGGGAGTTGCTCGGCAAGCTCGACCTCGACAAGCCAGTCGAATGCAAGCAGGTCCTCCTCGTCGCATACCCGGCGATCATCGCCAAGTACGGCAACATGGCAGCAGCCGCTGCAGCCGAGTTCTACGCAGCCGAGCGAGCCGACGTGTTGGGCGGCGATTACGAGCCTGTGCTCGCAGAGCCAGTCAACGAAGAGGCGATCAAGGCGAAGATCCGCTACACGTTGCGCTACTTGTTCGAGGAGGCCGGCGATGGCGAGCCAGGCGAATAAAGACAAATTCGAGATTGCGCTTATGGCGTCGACGGATAAGTACGTCAAACAGCAGGGGCGCAACACGGTAACCGAGAACGCGCTGTTAGACAAGGCATGCGAGGGCTATGCCCGCGTGCCTGGCCCAGACGCATGCGACTTCTGCGTGACGATGGGCGCGCAGGATAATTTCTACAACACTCAAGAGAGCGCAGGCGGCGGTGTCGGGCACGGTTCTCAGGATGACTTATATCACGCTTACTGCAACTGCCAGATCGTAGTCGTGTTCCGCAAACGCGGTAAGCTCGTTGCCCGCGATCCCGAGACTGGCAAGGCCGTCGACTACGACGGTGCGAGAATGGTTCAGCGTTACAACGAGGTCGGGCGGCCGACGTTCAAGATGAACCCGGCGAACAGAGAAGCAGTCAATGCCCGAAGGCGTGCCCGCAGGATGAACGGCGACATCCCGAGCGGTAAGCAGAAGTCGAGGAACGCTTACGCTGGCACTAGGCTCTCAGATGAGAAGTTCGATGCAGCCATGAAAGCCCTGTCTGAAGCGAAAACGCTCGACGAGTTGAAAGCCGTTGCTGATGGCATCGTCGAGAAGTGGCCTGCGAACTCGAGCGGACGCCATGTGTCGCAGTGGTCGAAGATGAGCAAGTTTGCGAAAGAGCGCGAGAAAGCACTAGCAGCAAAGTCAACTGACGAATTACGGACTTACCAAGCGGTTGTTTCAGTGAAATTGCCCGATTATTCTCGATTATCAGCTAAGCAATTCAAGTTACTTAGCGAAAACGAGAAAGAGGGTTTCTCGCGGCTTGCTGAACTAAGGCATGATGTCGTCGTGTTACCAAACGTCAGGTCTGCACCTGCGAATATTGACATGATTATGGACGGTGTTTATTGGGAGTTGAAAACGCCTGTCAAAGATGGTGGTCGCCTGAAGACGCGAATCGGCGAAGGTGTGACTAAATGGGAGCGATTGAAAGATTCTGATATTGAAGGTCTCGGCACGCCGAAGATCGTCGTTGATAACAGGTTCAGTAACATACCAGATAAGAAAGTGATTCAAATCATCAAAGAATGTATGAGCGAATTCAGGGAAGGCAATTTCGACGAGGCGATGATCATCAGGAAAAACGGGCGAACAACAAGTATTAAAAAATAAAAGAAGCTCCAAGCCTCGGGCTAAACCATCGAGGGGGAGCTCCCATAGAGATTATATCACGAATTCGGCATAAAACCGCTGTGAAGTGCGTTGTTAATACGACGCGTTCTAAGAAGCGCGTTTCATCAGATGATGCTTTTACCATTTCGACGATTACCGTGTCAGAGATCGCGTCTCGTGAGCTCTCGGATATGAAATGAACGCCTTCGGGCGTTTTTTCTTTTTCAGGAGGTGTTTGCTTTGAAGCACGCTGTATACACAGGCACTCGGAACCTCTACCCGATGATGGTCCCAGCCGTCAAGTCGCTCTTGAAGTACAGCAGCGTCGACAAGGTCCACCTTCTCATCGAGGATGACGAGTTTCCGTACGAACTGCCAGACTGCGTCGAGACTTTGAACATGAGCGGTCAAGAGTGGTTCGAGCCTGATGGGCCGAACATGAAGTCGTACTTCACGTACATGGCATTGATCCGCTCGGCTTACTGCCACATCTTCCCCGATGTCGACACGATCTTGTCGCTCGACGTCGACACGATCTGCGTCAACGACACCGACGGCGTGTGGGACATACCGCTCGGCGACAACTACTTCGCGGCGTCGCTCGAACAGCACAGGTCGATGAACGGCCTCATCTACTGCAACATCGGCGTATGCCTGTACAACCTCAAGCTGCTGCGCGAGTCGGGCAAAGCCGACGAGGTGATCAGCGTGTTGAACCGCCAGAGGTTGCAATGGCTCGAGCAAGACGCGTTCACGTACCTCTGCCAAGGCTACATCGCACAGATGCCGTCTTACTACAACAGCAACAAGTTCACGATCCCGCATGGAGGCGAGGAAGTGCGCATCAAGCATTACCCCGCTGTCCATGACTGGACGAAAGAGCCCGAGTACGTCGAGGCGTCGAAGCTGACTTGGGACGAAGTCTTGAAAGGCAGGAAATGAGCAACACCGTCTTGTTCGTGTCGCAATTGCCGTTAGGCCGTTGCGAGAACCTCACTGCCGTCTGGGACATGTACGACGGCGATAAGGAGTTCGCACTGGGCCAACGGCACATGAGGGACGCCGAGAGGCTCGGCTACCCAGTCGTCGTATGCGACGCCTTACCCGACTTGATCGAAGGCAAGGACAAGTGCAAGAGCGTCGTCATATGCCACGGCATGACCGGCAATAAAGTGTACGGCCTCGACGAGCAACGCGACGTCGACAAGGAGGCGTTCGCGCAGACAGATGTCGCTACGGCGGCTTCTGAGGCGAGCGTGCCGATCGTCGCGAAACAGCTCGGCATCCCAGAGGAGAACGTCGCAGCCATCGGCTTCCCGAGGACTGACGCGTACTTCAAGATGCGTAAAGGCGATGGCGGCACTTTCGCAGCCGGCAAGAAGGCTTACCTCTACGCACCGACGTTCAGGGACCACACGAAAGGCGGCTGGCTGCCGCTGATTGACTGGGAGCTCGTCGACTCCATGCTCGACGACGACGAAGTCGTCGTCTTGAAACGTCATTACTTCACGCGCAACCCGCTGCTCGGCAGCGAGTTCAACCACGTCGTCGAGGTCGACCCGTCTGAAGCGATAACGCCGTACCTCGTCGACTGCGATGTGCTCGTCACCGACTACAGCTCGACGATGACCGACGCGTACTTGCTCGGCAAGCCTTGCGTGCTCGTCGTCGACGACATGAAGGAATACCTGCGCGACCGCGGCATGTACTACCAGTACCCGCAAACGTACAGTTCTCGGTGGCTAGTCGCCGAAGGCAACGAGGAGAAGCTCGTCAAGTACTTGAGGGAAGCTGCTTCTGACGGGCTAGGGCCGGTCGAGCTAGGCTACCGAGCCGTTACTGCCGGAGCATGCGACGGGCATAGTACAGAGCGCGTCTGCGACTTGATAAGGAGCTTGCTGTGAGCGTGCTCATCGCGATCCCGGGCTTGCATGTCGAGAACGACGTGGCTGTCGCGCTGTGGAAGCTCGACAGGGCTGGCCATGACGTCGACATCGCCATCCAGAGCGGTTACGACGTCGCCGACCAGCGCGACGACCTCGTCGCTTACGCCTTGGGCAAAGGCTATTCTTACATGCTGTTCGTCGACAGCGACACCGCGCCGCCGCCTAATGCGCTGGCGGACATGCTGTCGCACGACGTCGACGTCTGCCTCGGGTATTACCAGCACAGCGGCGAGGAAGACGGCCTCACCTGCATCTGGAAGCCGTCTGAGAGCGGCGTGTACTCAGGCCGCGAGCTCCACGACTTGGAGGCAAGGGGCGAATACCTCGTCGAAGCCTGGCGCGGCGGCCTCGGATGCGCTCTCGTCAAGGCGAGCGTGTTCTCGAAGCTGAGCAAGCCGTATTTCAGCGTATTGCGCAACGCAGACGGTACGAAACTGTCTGAAGATTACTACTTCTGCAGTGCATGCAGGCGAGCCGGTTTGAAGGTCTACACCGACACCCGCGTCGCATGCAGGCATGTGATCAAACGGACGGTTGGCATCTAGAAGCCAGCGACAACAACGGAATCAAGCCGCCTCCTGGCGGCTTTTTTCATGCGCCGAACGGCGCGACAAGGCAAGGGGCCGAACGGCCCAAGACGACGCGCCGAACGGCGCAGGAGGAGGCATCGATGTCTGAAGTGCAGAACACCGCCGACGAACAGCAGCAACAGCAGGTCGAACAGGAACCGGAACCACAGGCCGAGCCGAACGGCATGGCCGGAACCGAGCCGAACGGCAAGGCCGACGAGGAAGCCGAGTACTGGAAGAACCGCTCGCGCGGTTGGGAGAGGGAGTTCAAGGAGCTCAAGGCCGAGGCCGACGAGCTGAAGGGTGCGAAGGAGTTCGCCACGAGCGAGACGAAGCGCGCTGACGACGCGGAGGCGGCCCTCAACGCCGCCAACAGGGAGTTGGCCGTGCTGAAAGCCGCGACTGCGGAGAACGTCGACGCGGCTTTGCTCGCGAAGATGCAGGGCGACACGCCTGAAGAGATCTCGCAGAACGCGCAGATGCTCGCCGAGAGCATCAAGGCGGCGCAAGCGTACCCGACGGTCGTCGACAACGGCAACCAGAAGCAAGCACCGATGACGCTCGACGACATCGACGCGATCCAAGACGAGGCGCAACGCCGCCAGGCGTACGCCGACTACTTCATGAAGAACCGATAGAAGGAGGCCTTTAATGGCAGAGAACACCATCAAGAGTGCGGACGTTGCGGCGAAGGTAGCCGACCGCGAGTTCGTCCGCGCGTTCGACGACGACGTCCGCAAGCTCGTCGAGATCCTGGGCATCTTCGAGCCCATCCGCCGCGCCCCTAACACGGCGTTGAAGTACTACGAGACGTCCGGCACGCTGCAGAGCGGAGTCGTCGGCGAAGCCGAGGACATCCCCCTGTCTAAGTACACCCGCTCCGGCGAGCATATCGCGTCGCTCTCCTGGAACAAGTGGGCCAAGGAGACCACGCTCGAGGCGATCAGCGCGAACAGCTACGCCGAGGCCGTCGCGGAGACCGACAAGAAGTTCATCAAGGACATCCAGAAGGGCATCCGCAAGCAGATGACCGACTTCCTCAAGACCGGCACCGGCCGTATCAAGCTCGGCGGCGAGACCGAGGTTATCGCCAACACGCTGCAGCCGACGCTCGCGAACATCTGGGCGCAGATGGAACTCGACTTCGAAAACACCGACGCTTCCCCGCTGTATTTCGCGAACCCCGTCGACCTCGCAGCCTACCTCGGCACCGCGCAGATCACCACGCAGAACGCGTTCGGCATGACGTACATCAGCAACTTCCTCGGCATGTACCCGATGGTCCTGCTGTCCGACGTGCCGCAGGGCAAGATCATCACCACGCCGCGCGAGAACCTGCACATCTACTACGCGCACGCCGCCGAGGCGCAGGGCTTCAACTTCGAGACCCGCGACCAGACCGGTTACATCGGCGTCCACCACGACCCGACGTACCGCAACATGACTTTCCAGACGTATGCAGTCAGCGCGCTCGCGCCTTTCTGCGACTACCTGGACAAGATCTACATCGCCGGCATCGGCAAGTCCGCCGACGACGGCCAGTCTGGCCAGCCTGTCCTGTCTGCTTAAGGAGTGCATGATGAAAGTCACCACGTTAGTCGAATTCGACGATTTGAAAGCCGGCGTCAGGCGTTTCCCCGGCGACATGTTCGTCGTCTCGAAAGAGCGCTTCGCCGAGATCAACGCCGTCGGCAAGCAGAAGATCGGCAAGCCGATCGTCGAAGAAGTCGAGCCTAAGAAGGCTGGAAAAGGGGCGAAGTAATGTCTGACGGGAACGCGGCTTATGCTGGGATAGAGGCATACGAACTGTACTGCGGCAACGTCGCGCTGGCCGATAGGGAGCGTGTCGAGGCACTGCTCGAGAAGGCTTCTGCCAGGCTGTCTGAGATCGTCGCCGAATATGGTGTCGACGAGGAGGCCAAGGCAACTGCACTCGAGGAAGTCTGCTGCAACATGGTCGCACGCCGCATGCGCTCGGCTTCGGCTGTCCCGCTGTCGAGCGTGTCGCTGCAAGCGAATGGGTTCATGCAGACGATGAACTACGCCACGTCGTCCCGCGTAGGCTGGCAGCTGTACGAAGAGGACTACGACGCGCTAGGCATCGCCGTCGGCGGCGTCGCATGCGTCTACCCTTGGAGGCGGTCGTCATGATCGGCGAGACTGTCTACGTCGGGTCCGAGCCTGTCGCGAACGTCCTCGTGCACCCTGGCGCGCACGAGGACGGCGACGACTTGAGGTTCCCAGCAGGCACCGTCGTGTCGTACACGCTGGCGTTCCCGTACGACTACCCCGGACCGCTGCACGACACGAAGGTGACTGTACGCGGCGTTGAATGCGAAGTCATCGGCTTCTGCGACCACGAGAGGCCGCAAGACGTCTTCGACGGCATGTGGGACTTGTCGACATGCCCGTGGGACATGACAGTGCCTGTCAGGGTTTGCGGAGGCGACATGACTGCCGGCATCGCCGTCTACTCCGTCAGCGTCACGTACGACGACATGGGAGACCCCGTGAAGTCGCGGACGCTCGCCTTCATCGGCGACGCCCAAGCCCGCATGGAGTCTGGCTCTGAGTCGACTGCGCCAGATGGCTCCAAGATAGCCGTCGAGAAATGGTGGTTCGTCGTCCCGTGGTCGAGCTGCTTCGCGCAGTTGAGGCCGCAGACGACCGAGATCGACATGGGCAGCTTCACATACGACGTCGTGTCTGTCAAGAACGTCGACATGAAGTCGGAGTTCGCGAGCTTCGAGGCCGTGCTCCGCGAAAACACGGTCTCGCAAGAGTCCGGAGACTCAGGCGAGCAGCCTGGCCAGACGTTGGCGGTGTGACATGGACGGCATGACGGTGACGCTCGACGAGCTCGGCGGCGCGATGCAGGCGATCGTCGAGGACTACATCCAAGAAGTCGACAAGGTCGCCGAGGAAGACGTCAGGGCGTCTGCGCAAGTCGCGTTGGACGCCGTCAAAGGCGGCAGCCCGACGCGCACCGGGAAGTACGCGGCAGGCTGGACTATGGAGCCTGACGCCGAAGACCCGATCGGCAGGGCGTACCGCGTCTACAACCAGAAGAAGCCAGGCTTAGCGCACCTCCTCGAGAAGGGGCATGGCGGGCCGTTCCCTGGCAGGGCGATACCGCATATCGCGCCAGCCGCGCAAGCCGGCATGTCCGAACTCGAGAGGAGGATCCATGCCTAGCACGAGGGAGCTCGTGGCGTCTACTTGCCGCGCGACTGGTATAACGACGGCAGCCGAGGTCTTCGACCCGGCGTCTGTCGAGACCAGCGCGAGGATCGTGTACCGGCACGAGGGGACGCGCTCGCTCAAAGCCGCCGGCAAGGTCGTCGCCATACGCGACCAGTGGAGCGTGTCGCTCTACTCGAAACGGCGCGCCGAAGCAGCAGAGCAACTTGTCGAGTCCGCATTCGCCGATGCCGGCATCCCATGCGGAGATTCGTCGTCCGGCTTCGACGACGAGCACGACCTTCATTGGGTCGAATGGAATTTCGAACTCGTCCGCTGATGAAGCGGACGCTGATCCCTTAGGAGGGAAAATGACTGCAACCGAGAACA